CCCAACATGAATGATGTTCAAAACATAGTATATTTATATTTCTTGCATCATGCGCCATTTCGGGAAACGCTCCACGGGTCAATATATGCGAACAATAAACGGCGGAATAATTCCGTAACGGCTTTAAACATTCCTCGCATCTGTGCGGCTTATGCTCCCAAACCCACCGGAAAAACCGTTCGTTTGCCTGTGGGATATTCCCACGACCAAAAACGCAATGCCCGAACAATTCCCGTTGGATTTCGACACGCAACCGAATATCCATTGTAAACCGCTTGTAATCCAATAGGGGGCAAAACCCCCTATCGGTTACAAATTGATATTCCTCCCGGTCTGTTAGCAATATCGGCTCCATTGCTTACATATCCGCCGTTTCGTCCTCCGGGTCGTCCTCGTTAGCCGGGTCGCCGACCTCCGTGAACAATCCGCCCTCCTTTTCCGGTTCTGCGACCAAATCCGGTGCGGGTTCGCCATCAGCCCCGAACAACTCCAATTGCGCCTTTTTCCCCTTGAAAAGAAATGCGTAAACCTCGTTTTCAATGTCGGCGGCAATTTCTTCTAATTCTTCCTCAAACCCGAACGTTTCCGTATTGAATTTAAGGCAGGGGGAATTGATAGCGGTTTTTTGATTGTTTGACACGGTAAACAACCCGGTTAAAACAACCCTAACGTTATCGTCTTGACCGGAAAAGGACACGCCCCGAACCTCTATGTTCTTCAACATTTCGTCGGCAAAATCCCGTGATAATTCGCTTTGCTTTTTGGTTGCCTTAAAATCGGACGTTTCAACCATTGAAAGAAAGGACGTAATATTAAAAATCCGTCCCATGATTGGGCGCAAACGGTCGAAACAATCCCGCAAATCCGGGTGTATGTCCTTTGCACTTTCGACGTGGTATTTGTTCGTGTAACTCTCATTTCCGACAACTTCCGTTACTTCATAATGTACGTCTAACCCGCCATCTTTCAATAACTTTACTTTCGATAATGAAAACTTTTCCTTTGTAGGAATCGGCATAACATTTTGTTTTTTTTCGCTCATAATTTTTAATCTTTATTGTTTCCCGGTTCCTCCGGGTCGGTTTCTTCTTGGAAATACTCGCACAGTTCATCATCAGCACAACGACCGGACAAACAACATACCGGATAATCCACGCAATCAATGCACATTTTTTTTTCGTTCATAATTTAAAAGTCTGTTTCATTTAACAATTTTGCAACCTTGTTTTCCGGCTCTGCATCCGGTGCAAATATCGGTTTCGGGCCGTGAACTAAAACTTCCCTTTTTACCTTTTTGGTCTTTGCGGGTTCCGGTTCCGGGTTAAACTTCAATTGTTCCGCCGGATATTCTTTTGGTTTCAGTTCTATAATACCATTTTCCACCAAAACCGGAATACAACGTTTGCAGGCTTTCACGTCCTCCAACGCATCATGCGCCGGGAATGTTTCGCCGGGGAAACATTTATTATAAAGTTCTTCCAACGTCGGGAATTTTCCGGGGCGTCCATTTGCAAACATTGCGCCGACAAATTTAATTGTTTTCATCATGGTATCAATTCGTTTTCCCTTAAACAATGCGTCCTCGGCTTTTTCGTCGTAATACTCACGCCCCATAATTCGCAATATCATTGCTTTTACAATTGACGTATCAAAGTAAATGTTGTGTCCTACCAACAAACGGGCTTTTTCGCAATCCTCCAAAAATTCGCCTATAATATCAGCAAATGGGACGCCCTCGACGTTTGCTCTATCTGCTGTAATTCCGTGAACTTCTGTTGACGCTTCCGGTATTTCCCATCCCTCCGGCTTAATAATGTAGGAACGTTCCTTTTCGTTTACCGCCCATGCCAATTGCACTATATTTGGAAATTCCGCAAAATCAACGTCCCATTTTGCGCCCTTTGGGGGCAACCCGGTTGTTTCACAATCGAACGTCAAAACATCTTTCATAATGTCGTTTATCTCATTTCCTTTGCTGTCTTTCAATGTTACTTTTTTCATAATAAAAAAAATCTTTTTTGCCCGTCTTTATTGGGCGTTTGTTCAACATAATTTGCCCGTGTAATCCACACGCAACCGCATTTCAAACATTTAACCCGGCTATATCCATGCGGCGTATATTGGTACCGGATAACCCGCCAATCTTTCAACGGGTAACATTTACGGGGTTGGTTACATTTGCAAAACATATTATTTTTTCTTTTTTAATCTTCTTGTTTCCTTTTTACGGGTATTATACCCGGTTTTAAATGCCGACAAATAAATAAAATCGCACGCATCAATAAACATTTCGCTTGTCTTGCATAATTTATATATTGGGCAATCCGTACATTTAATCCGCCCGCTTGCCTCTCTCGCTTTCTTTTCCAACGGGCTTAATTCTGAATAATGCCTCATATTAAATGCTTCTTGGGTCGTCTATAAACGTGTTGTATTCCTCTGCGGCAATCTGTTTCAAATGCTCAATATGTTCTATCAATTCCGCATTGCTCAACTCTGCAATTGTCCGCAACCGGGTTTCATATTTCCCGGTGTTAATATCCGGGGTATGCTCATACATAACCGGGGACAACTCACGCAATCTGCGTTCGGTTTGTTCCTCTGTCAGACGTTCGCCCGCCTCCCAAATTGCGTGCTTAAACGTCGGTACAACATAGTTGAAATAATACCCTTTCAAAGCCTCGGACGAACCGGGGGACGCTACAATAAACCGGGCAATAATGCGGGAACCTTTCCAACCCTTGAAAAACTCGTTTAATTCCCCCATGTACATTGCCAACCCGCCGTTATTGTTTATTGTCCCCGTTGCTGTTATTTCTCGCTTTTTCATCGGCTATTAATTTTTTCATTGTCTTATTAAACGCTGTCATTCCGATTGTATGGATAACGTCCCGTTCCGCCCGTGATAACTTCGTTTCCCGCTTATCCAATACTTTTGCAAATGCAACAACAAATTCGCCCGGCTCCAACAATCCGGCATTGTGCAACCCGTCGATTGGGTGCGCTTTCAAACGCTCGGTTGCTTTCAATGCTTTGCGGGCTTTTCCCCGACTTTCCCATATTTCCCGAACCTCGGCGGCGGCGTTGTCATAAAACAACCGCATTTTCAGAACGTCGGCAATTGACAAATCAGCCACGGCGGTTGGTTGCTCTTTTTCCGGCTCCGGTTCCGTCGTAACGGGTGCAACCTTACCGTTATTCACTCCATAACCGAACAACGCAAAATCCCCCTTTGTTGGGTCGTCCGGGAATATCTCGGCGGTTTCGTATTGTTCCGCCCAACGTTTCAAATTATCGTTCAATGTATATGCCATTGTTTTAGATTTTAAGGGGACGGAAAGCCCGCCCCCGGTTATTATTCGTTTTCTGTGTATTCCTCAACAACTAAATCGGTTTGTCCTCGCTTCACTTCCTCTATGAACCCTTGAAAACCGTTTTGTTTAGCAATGTCAATGATTGCTTGCAAACGCTTTTCGCCCAAACTTTCGCCCCTCGCAATGCGGAATACCTTAACCGTCGGATTGCTTGCAATAATCAGTTTGGCGGCGACCTCCATAATTTGACTATCTGAAACTTTCCCGGCGACGAACGGCACGCCGTTTAACTCTAAACCGTCGTCCGTGAACGAAAGCCCGGCAATCGGTAATTTGGACGTTGCAATAAGTGTTTCCCTTTCCTTTGCCAATGCGCCTAATTTGTCCTCAAACGTGCGGGCGGTTTTCTCGGCGGCTTCCTTTTGTTTCTTTTTTTCCATGTAATCCACAACCAACGCATTGATACGGTTGTGTTCCTCGGCTTTTTTGAGTTGTTCCGCCGTGTCTAATTGTTCCGGGTTATTGGCTTCGTATTCCTCTAACCATTTGTCGGCATTCGCTTTACGTTTAACAAACTCCGATTTGTCATTTACGATAACTTGCAACGTTTCCTTATAATCGTTTTCAATGGCTTTTTTGTTGGCTTTCGCATCTTCTTTGGCTTTTTCCAACCGGGCGTTTGCCTCGGCAATTATCCGGGCAACTTCTTTTTCCTCGGCGGCTAATTTGTCGTCGATTGCCTTAATATTACTTTTTCGGGTTTCTTCCGCCTCTTTAATTCGTCCGGGGATTGCCTCCAATTGTTCAATCCTTTGTTGCCGGGCTTGGCGTACCGTTTTCGCTTTCTCAATCAACCGGGCATTTTCGTTTTGCTCTTCCATCAACGCCGTAATATCCTTTTTCTCGGCATACGTTTTGACGTCGCCGGGTTTCAATTGCTTTTCAGCGTTTGCGCAAATGGTTGTGTACGTCTTGACCTCGGCGTTGGCGTCCTTTCGTTTGTCCTTAACGGTCGTAACCTCGGCGTCAATTTCTGCAATCCGGGTGCGCACCTTTTCCGGCAACAAAGCCTTTACAACCTCAATTTGTTTGCGGCGTCCCTCGGCGGTTTCGCTCCAACGGGAAAACTCCACGGCGTCAAAGTCTTGGTAGCCGAAAATCTTTTGCAACATAGAAACGTTATCCGAACGCATCCCGGTTGTTTGGGATTTAATGGATAACGTCCCACGGGGGTTAGCTTTGGTAAACTTTAATTCGACCTCGTAATTTTCGCCGTCGTTACCTACTACCATTTTCGCAAACCCTTTGTCCTCTCCATTTTTCAACACGGCGTCCCGGTTCCCGGTCAACATTACGCCGATTGCTTTTAAAAGGGTTGATTTGCCTAACTCATTGTCCCCGGTAATGAAATAAACATTACCGTCAAAATCTGCGTTAAACTCTTTAATTACTTGGAAATTTACCAATTCTAATTTCTTTACTATCATAATGCTCTCGGTTTGTGCCTTTCGGCGGTTAATATTATTTTTTTGTTTCTCTCATTCTTTGGTATATCATTGTTTGCACCTTAACAAATGCGTCCCGGCTTTCTTTCGCTTCCTCAACCGTGCAATCAGCAATGAAATTTTCCAAACGCTTGTATAATTCGTTCAACTCTTTGTCGCTCATTGCGTGCCGGATTGCTCCTACTTCATCAACAAACTTTCCCATCTTTACAAATCCTTTTAAGTTCTTCCAAATCCTTACGTTTCGGTTCTTCTGCGTTCTTGGTCGCATCAATCAAAGGCATATTGTTTGTTGTTGTCGTCCATCTTTTACCCGTTGCCGGGGACGTGTAAGTTACTTTGTAATATCCGTGTCCGGCAATCTCAAAATCAAAATCGTAAATCGTTGTTTTCATAATAAAATGTTTACTTTCCGGGAACCCGCCCGGTCGGTGTTTGTCATACTTTGAAAGATTTTGGCTTTATAGCTTCATTTAATCGGTTACTGAACCATCATTTAACCCTTTGTAGATACCGTTGCTTACTTTCTACTCTTACGAACTTAATCTTTCAACAGTCTTTTTGCATTTTGGTTAGACTGTGGGGTCTTTCGTTGTTTGACACTGCAAATATACGCATAATATTTTAACTACCAAAATTTTTTCTTTTTATTTTCAAAAAAAAAACAACAAACCCGGAACGTTATACATTCCGGGCATAAATCAAAATAGCCTCATTTGTTTATCTGTTATTTTAGCAACAATTGCATCAACTTCACTTTCTAAACGTTTACACGTTTCCAATATTTCCGGTCTGCGTCGGGCAAAATATCTGCGTTGATTATGACGCAATTGTTTTGTTAATTCAATAAAATAATCAAAGGCATATTCCCATTCATAACCGTATGCAATTGAAACTTTATGTTGGCAACATCTTGTTATTAAAGAATGGTCGTAACCATATTTTTTACATGCTTCATCAATACTTTCAAAATAACCTATCAATTCCCCGTTCTTAAACTGAAACAAAGGTTTTGAATGTAAACAACATTTGCCACGTTTCCCATAAAAAGGACAATTTTCTCCGCTTTTAGATAATCCAATACGTTCTTTTGTTATTGGGTTATTCTGATTTTCTTTAACCGTAACCCATCTTAAATTATCAACAGAATTATTTTTTCTATTTCCGTCTATATGGTCAACGCATGGTTTACCGTCCGGGTTTGGAATAAATGCCATTGCAACAAGTCTATGAACTAAACATGTGGTTACTTTCCCTCCAATACTTAAATGAATGTGTTTATAACCGTATGTGTTTGTTTGCTGTTTCATCAACTTTCCATTTCTAAACACATTTCCGTTTCTATCAATTTCATATTCTTTAAAATCCGGAATACTTATTTTTTCCGGATTTTCGATTTGCGGGGCTTTTTCTTCTTCCATGTATATTTTATCCATTTTGAAATTAAAATCGCTCTACGTGGCTAAAACAAACGTTCGTGCATGTTGCTTGGTAAATTCTGACGCACCCAACCGGGGTTGTTGCGCAAAATGTATCGTCCAAAGTGCATTATCAACGTGGCGTCGGCGTTCCACAATGTCGGTTTCAATTCCGGGTACAAATTCCCGGCAACCTCTTTGTATCTGCGTTTTCGCTCGTTCTTTTCTTCTTTTTTTCGTGTCGTCTTTGCTCGCAACTTCAATTCGTTTTGCCATTTCATAGGGTGTACCATAACAAACGGAATGTCGCAAACTGAAATGATTGCTTTCAATTGCTCAAAGTTTGCCATCATCTTTTGTATTCGGTACAATTTACCCATATTTACGCCATCGGCACCCGGCGTTACATCATCCGGGCGCACGCTCAATTTTTCCAAAAAGACAATTGGCGAACAAATGGTTTTCAGATATTCCAAATAATTACGCAAATCTGTTAAATCCTTTGGCATTTGTATTGCCTTGATATTTTGATTTGGTCGCCATGTTACAATACCGCCATTGCTTCCCGGGTCAATTCCCACTACTGCTGAAATTCTTATATTTTTTTCCATATATAACCTCCCGCTTTTGTAAAATAACCTATTACGCCAATTATAAAGCAAACAATAAATAGTTCCATGATTATTGTTTAAATAAGTTCTTAAATATAAAATATAGCACATTCACAACAATAGAATTTCCTGCCATTTTATATTGCTGTGTTTTACTTATTCCGGAATTTTGGATTTTATTTATATTTTCATCAGAAACATCCATTAAACGAAAACATTCTTTTTCAGTCAGTTTTCTAATACGAAAATATTTATTATTAATAGGTTCATACAATAAATCATCTTTTTAAACTGTTGTTATTGTATTACTTATTCCGTCTGTTCTTGGTTCTAATATAGTCATATTATGCCTACTCTCTTTAAAATCTCCATTTTCGTATGCTTTACGCATTTTCTTCCCGTATTCGGTTCGTTTAGGGGTTAAAACATTTGGTTCTAATGGTTCAATTATATAATTATCATCTAATCTATCGTTTAGGTGTGTTAGAATTGTTTTTGCTATACAATCCCCATTTGTGGGCTTAAATGTAAATCCATTCCCTTTTTCTCTTTGTATCTCATTTTTTCTTATAAACGACGACAAACAACGTTGGCTTAAATAATATCTATCATCAACATTTTCATCCAATAAATCTTTTAATTTTTTATCAGACTGAAAAGGTTTAGGGAAATCAAACCACGCATCCCCCAATATACTAACCATAAATACACGTTCTCTATTTTGAGGAACTCCAAAATTTTTTGAATTTAGTATTTGAGTAAAATTAGTATATCCCATTTCCGTTAAAAAAGAGTGCCATTTATGCAAATATGGCAAAAACTTTTTCTGTGTTAATGCTTTTACATTTTCCATTAATAGATATTTTGGGCGTTTTAATTCAATAGCCTTTTTACATTCCCATAAAAGCCCGCTTCTTGTTCCGCTTCCCTCTTCCAATCCTTTTTGTTGCCCTGCGCTTGATATGTCAGTACATGGGAAAGAATATGTAAACAAGTCAAAATCGGGAACATTTTCCCAATCTATTTTTGATATATCGCCAAAATTTCTATCCTTATATTGTGGATAAATTGCATTATGTGCCATTATCGCATATTTATCTATTTCCGACCATCCTACCAATTCATAATTAATTTTCATTCTATCTAATGCCATACATTGACTATCATAACCGCTAAATGCTGTAAATACTTTTAATGTCATATCCAAAACTTCATGTAGTTATCAACTTGCATTTCCTCGGCAATCATCCGGTCAAATGCTTTTATAATCTCTTTTTTCCGGGCAACCTCAAACGCCGTAAAATCAATTTCCGGGCTTTCGGATCCTTTTCGGCGAACTTGAAACGCTGTATATTGGTTTATCATTCCACGGGCTACACGCTGCATATACCGGGCAAACGCTTCTTTGCGGTCGTCCTCTTTAACTTGTACATCATCAGCTAACCCGCATTTTTGCAACCATTCATACAAAAACATATCATCAGTTAGCCCCAATATTAATTTCCCGGTGTATTTGTAGCAAAGGAAAATATAACGGTTCCGCCATTGTCTTTGTATCTCAAATCTCCGGATTTGCTCCGGCGAAATTTCATTGTTTTTTTCCGGTATAGCTTTGTATGCTTTATCAATTACATCTGTCTGCTTTTGCTTGTATGCTTTCAGAATCTTTGAAAGATAATCCGCATTGAATTGCTGATAATGATTTTTATCCGGGTTCCCGTGTTTATCTTTCGGCAAAAATTCGTCTAATTCCCCGGTCGTCGCCAACTCAAATGCCAACTTAATATCCGCCAATGTCATTTGCGAATAGTATTTTTTGAGTATATCCAACAACCGGGTACAAATGTACGCCCAATCTTCCGGATTGGTCGGGATTATATACCCGACGTCCATTGCAATAAACCGGAACATTTGCCCGGTTTTCGCAATCAACGTGCCGTCGTCAATCTCGGCAATCTGTTTTTTTGTGGACGCCACGAAAATATACTTTTCAACCGGGGTTAATGCTTTGGCAACCTCCGGTAACTCAACCATCGCCCGGCGAACGTCAATTGCTTTTGCCGTTCCGCTATAAAGCAAAACGGCGGCGGATTGTCGTTTTTCGGGCAACGTTTGTGGCAATCTGTTTGTCTTTTCGGGTAATGCTTCCATGTTAATAATCATCTTTCAAATACTCAATAGCCCCGGCAACGTTCAATCTTTGCGTTGGGGCTTTGTATTCGGGTTTCAAATGCAACTTTTTATTTTCGACGTCCCCCCGTATGAAATTGCGGACGGTCGCCAACCAACCGTTTTTAGTTCGCTTCATATTCTTTTGGTCGCTCCAATCTGCAACGGCATGAAAGTAATATACCAAATCAACCTTTTCAAATTCCGGGGTCGCAAACTTACTTTCAAACTCGGAATAATCCACACCAACGCCGTTTTCAAATTTAACCATTTTGTAAACGGCGGAATTACGGAATAACGTTTTTTTCTCCTTTGGTTCCTCAACCTTTTGTTCTTCCGGGAATAATTCCCCGACAACATTGTTGTTGGGGGTATTCTCATTATCATTTATTGTATTATCTATATTATTACTATTATACCCTAAACTTTCGTTTAGGGGTACCCCTAAACTTTCGTTTAGGGGGGGCATCAACTTTTGTTTAGGGGTATCAACTCCGGTTAATATCCTTGCTGCCTTTTCGGTAAATGTTAGTAACTCGTAATTTTCACCAAAACAATACAGAGTTTTGTTATACAATTCGCAATTAGGATGTTTTTGTAAAATTCCGGCTTTAATCAAATTATCAATACGCTTTATCATGCCTTGACTTGTCTTTATATTCAATAACGGCATTGCTTCCAATATTAACTTGTGGGAAATCCAAAAATATATTCCCTCCGGGGTGTGCATCTTAACGCAACTTGCACAATTGGCGAAATCTTTTATAAAATCAAAAATCGCCAAATCTATTAAATCTAAATCTAAACCGCTATTAACGGCGGCATATTGGTTTATTAATATCGTGTATTTCATAATATTGATATTTTATAAACATCCGGTTCTGCTACGGGCTGAACTGATTTTATTAATAATCCTTTTTCGCATAACCATTTAAGGCAATCAATTACAGTGCTTTTGTTTATCCCTAAACATTTGGATAAATACAAAATACCCTTTGAATACTCGCCATATCTAACACAATAGGCGTGTATCATTGCATACAACATTAACTTATTACCTTTCAAATGCAATTCGTTAATCCATTTGTTTTTTATAATAAAATCCATAATTAAAATATAAAAGCCCGCAATCCGGGCTACCACACACCGGAAAACGGGCTTTGCGCTAAATAAATTAGCAATACTTTGCAAACGGTGGTAGTCGTTTGTTTTATCGACGCAAATATAGCATTTTTTATTCATTATCCAATTGCTTTGCAGGTTCCCACGCTTTGCGCACTTTCAAAACATTATCCGCACTTTCATTAGGAACCAACGAGACAACAGGAAAGCGGGAACGGTCTCCCGGCTTTTGAGTTGTGGCAAATTGTACGTTCAAATCAAAGATAATGCCTTTGCAAAATCCCCGTTCCTCTAACATACCGTCGAACGTTTCCCGAATTTGGGGAATTGTGGATGCGGTTCCCTTTGTCGAAAACTGCCAAACCCCGGCAATACCCCGCACCAACGGAACAATGAAATTAAGCGTTAACGTTACCTCCCAACCGTCGGAATCGGGTTGTCTACTTTTCCGGTTCGGGTACCGTTTGGCAATCGACAACATTAAATTAGGATATTGGGAAATCGTTAATTCCTCATACTTTTTACCGTCCCAAACTTGAAACGTTTCGCCATCGCCCGCCGCAATCAATCGTCCGTCGTCGTCACGGTACTCGTACCGCTCGTTGCATACTTTCGCCGGGTCGTCGTCCGGGAATACGATTTGTATTGTTTGGGGCTTTTCTCCGTATGCCTGTGTAAATAACCCGGCATACTTTCCCGTTGGTATGAAATAATCCACGCTTTGCGGGTATCCGTTGGCGTTTTTCATTCCGATTTTTATTTGTCCGACACGGGGCAAAATCAAACGGGATTTTTCCGCCTCAGGTCGTTTTATTCGTCCTTTCATCGCTCTTTATATTTCGGGGTCGTCAATTAACAATCTTTTCTTATTCTCGTTTTTGGGCTTTTTGGGCGCATTTGCGGGCTTTTGTTCCTTTTCCGGTGTAACCGTCCGTTTTGCCGCCTTTCGTCCCGTGGCGGGCTTCTTTTTCGCCTCCTTTGCCGTTTCCCCGGTGCGTTTCACAATCTTTGTTTTCTTAATCTCCGGTTCCGGCGTTTGTTCCGGGGCAACCGCATCCGCTTTGACGGTATCGGCGGCGTCCGTGGTTTCGTCCGGGGTCGCCTCTTTGGGGGCTTTAGTTTTAATCAATTCCGCCAAAGACAACGATATTACATTTTGGGACAAATCCGGGGCGTCGTCCAATACAACCATACCATTAACCGCCGTAAACGTATTATCCCGCTTTTCGTCCTCAATGGCGGCAATCTCCAACAAATAGGGGATTTTGCGTATATTGGGGCTTTCGGTTTGCTCTTTCAGATTGTACGACGGTTTTTTGCGCCAATCTTTCGGGCTGAAATTGAAAATACGGGTAACGGGGAATTGCTCAAAATTGACATTCCACATATCCCGGTACATCCCCAATTGTATTTCGCTTTCCTCGTAAAAGCCTTTGCGCCCGCTTTTGAAATCGACAATTGCGTTAATCCGGTCGTCGCTTCCAATCTTTGCCCGCATGGTACACGGGCAATCAATCATTCCGGCGTACTTGTAATACGGGTGTACCAACGCAATTTCAACGGCTAACGGTCGTACATCATAATCCAATACGAATTGCGCAAACGCCAATACGTCCTTTTTCAAATCGTCGGCGTAATAAATAAAGTCGTCCGGCAATCGGTAAACCTCAATGTATTCTTTTAGTTTGCCTTTTAGCCCGTCCAAATCATACGCTCGGTTAATCAATAATTCCTCAAATGCGGCGTGCATAAACGTTCCATACGCCGCCCGTTCGCCTTTGTATCGCTCGGCTTCCTCAATGCCTTTGTTCGCAATCCAATTTATAAGGTGCGGGGCTTTGGGTAATGTTTGGGACAATATAGTTGTAACCGACGGGAAAAACTCCGGGTTCCCGGCGTCGTCATATCGGTAATAATATCGGTGTCCCTTGCTGTTTAACTGCCAAACCTTATACGGGGGTTCAATCAATGTTTTTTCGTCGAAAAACATTGCCGTCATTTCCTCAACCGTCATGCCCGGTATTATCTCAAACACTCCGGTTGGTTGTTCCGGTTGAACATCAACGAACGGGGGAATAATTGTTTGTTGTTCCTCGTTAATCTCCGGGAACATATCCGGGGCAACATTGCCGACGGTTCCCGCAACCTCTTTTACCGGGTCGCCCGGTTTATCGCTCTTTGCTCTCATTACTTGTACTTTTTATATTCTGAAATTCCACATAATACCATTGCGGCGCACATTGCCGCAAATAACAATTGCCACGGGTTCCAAAATGCGCCAATCAAACAACATAACCCCAATGCGCCAAACGTAACAATTAGGGCTTTCGCTTGAAACAACCCGGAAAACATGGTTTCGGCGGCGGCTTCCAACCATTCGATAAACTTACTTTTCATTGTTTCCGCCCTCCATGCCAAACAGGTAATCCGCCGTACAATCCAACATTTCGCAAAGAATAACGACCCATTCCGGGACAATCCGTTTGGTCGTGCCGTTACATAAATTCGTCATATTTACCTGTTGTGCGCTCTCGCTTGCACCCTCAAAAAGACGGGCGGCAATGTCTTTTTTCAAAACCTTTTTCCCGTTCGCCTCGGAACGGGCGATTGCTTCGTTTACTCTTAATCTCAATGCCATAACTTAAATTTTTTTGTTAATAACTTGGTTCGTTGCTCTCTTTGTATCCGCAATTGCGGCACGTTTTTTCCTCCCAAATCGGGCTATATTCCGGCGGGGTCAAATATCCGTCGCCTCCGGTACGTCTATACTCGCCGTCTGTAACCTCCATTTCCCCGCCACACTCCGGGCAATCATCGTCGCCAATCAATACACATTTCAACAGGGCGTCCAAATGGACGGAACGAACCGGGTAAATACCAATTGCCCGGATAACGTCCACCATTTCCACAACGGTAATATCCCGTTCGTAACAATCGGCGACCGGGAACCCCCAATTGTCGCTTATGTTCTCGATAATCTGTTTGTTGATTAACTCCGTAACGATTGTTTCGGATACTTGGTTGGCTGTTTTCCCGCTTTCGGTCGCCAACATCTTTAATTGCTCACTTTCTTTTATTTTCATATCATTTCCCGGTATCCCTCCGGGTAGGCTGTTAATCTTTTGTTCTGCAAAGGTAGAAAGATTTTTTTAATTACCAAAAATATAATCTTTGTATTGCGAAATCATTTTTGCCGGGTGCGTGAAATATCCGATTTTTAACCTACCTTTGCAATACCGCATTACCAAAAATCGCTCTCGGTTACTGCGTACCGAACCCCCGGCGTATCTGTTACGTCCGGGGGTTCATCTTTTCCAACGCCATTTGCGCCGCACAATAACAAAATCGGTATATATCGCCATAATATCCCGTTTGGTTGGTTATTTCCTCAATAACGCCCGCCGGATATTCCCCAAACGCCACATATTCGTATTGCGTTGGGTCTAACTCCAATGCGAACTCAAACGTAATGTCAATATATTTGTCCCCGACCCGGTTAAATGCGTGGTCGATTGGTATAACTGTATGCGTTTTACCCTCGACGTATCGCACCCGGTCGGGAAATAACAACGTCAACAAATGCGCATTGCGGTAACATCCTTTGACCTCCGGGCGAACAACCCGGCGTATCAACTCAATTTTCCGTTCGTTGAACACGTCCGCCGCCGGGACAACCTCGACACGCTTTGCCACGTCGATTGTGTCGGCAAAATACTTTCGTTGACGTTCGGGCAATCCTAATCGTAAAAACGCCCGCATTTCCTCAATAATTACGCTTTCCATATCTTAACCCTTTGTAAACCCCTTAAATGCGACGTGGTAAACGTCGTATTGTTTTCCGGTAACATAAAATTCAATCATTCGGTCGTCGTTACCGACGTCGTTTATTGCAATGGTCGGGTATGGTTCCCCCGGCAATTGGTTAAAACAGTCCTCAATTTCCCGGTATCCCTCCGGGAACCCGCCCGGTCGGATTAGTAATAATAAAAGGATATTTTCAAACCCCGGCGCAACTTACAATGTTCGGCGTCTTTGACACAACGGAAAGCACGGCGCAATAATTTGTTCGCCATTTCAACGCCTACTAACTTAATCAAACCGGAAACGCCAACCAACGTGTTAATCTTTTTGCCGTTGAACAATCCGTTTACTTTGATTTTGAAAGTACGGTTAATCTCTTTTGTTGTATATTCCAAACCGTTGTAAATATCTGCGGGCTTCATTGTATCGCTCTTTTTGTTGCCGGGAAAACGCCCGGTCGTTTTATTAACATGGCACAAAGATAGGGCATTTTATTTTAACTACCAAAAGAATTTTCTTTTATTTTCGATTTTCGGACAAAAAACGGTTCTTTTGGTTCCCCGCAAAGTTATTTTTGGCGAATTTCCATTTTAAGCCACTTTATTTGCCGGGGTGGGTACTTTATCCATTCAAACAAAATAATCGAAATACGGGGCTAAAAACGGGCAAAAACAAAAACGGGGTTGCAACGCTTTGTTACAACCCCTTGTTACGCCTATTATATGTATTCCCAATTATAACCCTTATGTTTTTTCATACGCCCTTTACAACATCGGATTATTAGTGTATCGTTAAACCCGTCCTTTTTGGCTAAATGTATAGATTGGTATATTTTAAGACAAACCCCGTTTTTCATCATTCTAACAGGTTTTGAATTTGGATGCAATACGCCCTCTTTACCTTGCATATTTTTTGCGTTATTTTCGCTCAATCGCTTTTTCGTAATAGGATTATTATTGTTTTCCAAATATGTAACCCAACGCAAATTGTCCGCATGGTTATTGGCTCGGTCGCCGTTGATATGGTCGATATATGGTTTGTTGTCAGGGTTCGGAATGAAAGCCGCTGCAACTAATCTATGTACTCGAAACGTTTTGCGCATCCCATTACATAAAGCAACGGTTTTATATCTATTCCCGGAACCACATGTTTTCAAAACTAATTGTTTCTTAACGGATTTTACACGCCCGTAATTACTCACTTTATACAACCCTATATATCCGGGTACATCTTTCCAAATTTCCATTATACAACCATTTAAGTAAGCAACCAAAAAAAAGGGAAACGGGGAAAAGTGGTTGCATCTTTTTTCATCCGGTAGCTACTCCGAACTATCCCCGTTTGCCGCAAATATAGTTATTTTTCGATTGTTATAACCTCAAACCCGGTAATTTTTGTATGTGGATTTTTTGAAACAATATCAAATTCACGGTTTTTTATCCGTTTTGTTTTCCATAAAAAACCTAACCAACGCTTATATTGCACAGTTTCCGTTATTAAAAGGCTATCCCGTGTTATAATTTTGCCCGAAAACGTATTATTTTTAATACATCCGTCAAAATCAACCCATTTGTCGGAATACTCAATACAACGTAATACAGTCGTAACCGTATCGCCGGGCAAATATACAACACTATCCCGGACGGTTGCCCGCAATTCGTTGATTGTTTCCATTTGGGTTGTTGTAACCCGTTCCAACTCCCGGTTCTTTGTCTGCAACGTCTTTATCAACTCCGCATCGCTCGCCCGGTATTTTTCAAACTCTGACAATTTCAGTTCCAAAACCCCAACTTTTGCGGCGTTCAAACTATCTTTTGTTTGGTACCGGGAAACGTCCTGCAATAACGTTTCCGTGTTGGTTCTGTATTTGTCCCTTTCCCCGGTTAACTGATTAATCCGGGAACGTTGCACCCATATAGTGACAACGGCGGCAACCGCCAAAGCAATTGCCGCAATTATAATATACTTTTTCATGGTTCGTTAGCTGTGTAAACTAATTGGCTGCTTTCCTCCGTTGTGCTTAACGTCAAAATGTATTTGCCGCCATCAACAAAGATTAATCCGTTTATTTCGTCCTCTGATACCTCAATTTGAGTAAATGCCAAAACAACCCCATCAATGAAAACTTTCGGCGTGTTGTGCAATGGGTCTGCATTTGCCGCCGTAATGAAATTGTTTATATCCTCCTGCGGGTTGGTTACTTTCTTTGTGTTTTCTGCGTTGTCCTCAACGGTAACAACGAAAATATCATCATTCCCGTTTATTATCGCCTCCAACAACGGCGTAATACTTAACCCGGCTTGTGTTACTTGACTTGCAACGAACTTTTGCAAGTATTCTTTTTGTTCCTGCTTTGTCATAACTGATTATTTATTGTTATACTTCCATTTATAGCCTCCTGTGCTTTTTCTATTTCCTTTTAATACCGAAACAATATTTCCTTTGGAAATACTCATCTTTCCTGCCGCTTCAACAATACTATTATAACTACACACATATTTGCCACTCATTGTATATTGAATAACTGATTTTTTAGTATTGTCAATAGCCCTTTTATTTCTTGTACCAAATTTCATATTATATTTATGGCTGCACCATTCTAAATTATCTGCATTATTGTTTAGTTTATTTTCATCTTTATGATTTATTTCTTTATAACCTTTTGGATTTGGAATAAATGCCATTGCAACCAATCTATGAATATAAAAAAGTCTTTCATTCAGTTTAACACGCAAATAACCATTTCCATTATTTACGCCTTTCAATTGCACATTGTTAATTAAAGAATAAACATTTCCATAATTACTAATTTGATACTTTCCACCACTTCCGGGAATTTCTTTCCATATTTCCATATTATACCGATATTAAATTAGCCGATAAAAGAAACGGGAAAAGGCTATCGGCTTGCCCTTGTCATTCGGTAGCTACTCCGAACTATTCCCGTCGCAAATTTAGTATTAAATTATTTTTTTAATGGCTAAATAATGAATTTTTGCAATTCTGTTTCTAAATTCGTTATCCAACATGTATTTGCAATCCTTTTCATTATCAAAGAAAAAGTTTTCGGATAATACCGCCGGGCAAACCGTATGTTTCAGAATATAAAATTGGCTTTCTTTGTCCGGGTCGCCGTCTATATAATCGAAACGCATTTTCCAACCGTCCGGGGCAAACTCCTTTTCCGCTTCTTCGCAAAGAACGGTTGCGATTGCATCCGCTTTCGTTTGTCCTACGCTTGTGTAACATTCCCACCCGGTGCCGCCTCCGGCGTTCCCATGAACGCTAAACAAAACGGCATTATTGCCGCAATCTGCATGGATAACGTTTGCACGTCGGCAACGTTCCGGCAATGATACGTCGGTTTCCTCCGGTACCAAAATTTCAAACTTTACGCCATCGGCTTTTAACATCGCCGCAATACGGCGTACAATGTCACGGTTAAACTCCCATTCAAACAATTGGGAACCGTCCCCCCAAATGGGGGAACGTTTCCCGGCACAATCCACGCCGTGACCTCCATCAAGAATTACAACTTTACTCATTTTCGTTTTCTCCTTTCTTTTTATTGTTTTTGTCGGGGTCGTCCCCAAATTCTTTTTCCAATCTGTCAATTATCGGTTGCAAATGCGACGGCAAAGCCCTTGTAAACTCCAAACGGATAACATGGTATATTATCCGTAAGGCTATTTTCTTCGGGTATGCCTTAATTAAGTTGCGAAACGCATTTTGCAAATATACATACATGAACACGTATGTAAGCGACTTAATAACAATCATTGCCGCCCCGTCGTCGCCACATTGCAACATAACGGAATAAATGACGTGTATAATAACGACGTACAAAAGCAATTCCGCCAATGCGTTCTTAAACTTATGGAACGAAAAGCGTTTGCAATTCCTTATCGCCACGCCGTCCGCCCTCATTCCCGCCCAAATGTTGAACGCAAACATAATAACTAACGCATACATAAACCCCGCCGTCGGGACCATATATGCAAATAACGGGCTTGCGGTCGTGGCGAATATCATACGCCATTGTTCCCAACTAAAAATTTTATCCATATCGTCCATAAGAGTTAAGGGGCGGCGGTAAACCGCCCCCGTTTTGGTTATTGCTTTATAATCTCGCACAACATAAATTCCGTGCGGTTGTCAACCGTGGTTGTTCCGTTGATAATGTTACGTTCTTGCATACTTTCCAAATGGTTAAATCGGTACGGGGCGACCTTTTTATTGTCGCCCCTTTCCTCGGTTAATTATTCAACTAATGCGGCGTTGTTGACTACTATGTTGCCACTTTTTGCCGTCGGGCTTCCGCTATCCGTGCAATTGTTCAATTCAATACGGGCGTTCGCTCCGCACAAATACCCGTATTGTGTCCCGTTCAAAGATATACAATTTACGAACTTACCAAAATTTTCATCCTTCCCGGACTTATCGCCGGAAACGTAAAAATTATTTTTGTTGTTCTCACAAATGCACCCAATAACGAATATTTGCGAACCTCTGCCGCCCTCCGCCTCCGTTGCGCTTCCAACTAATGCGATACCGCTATTAACCTGTTTACGGCAATAGGCGTTATATATCGTATCGTGGCAACCATAAGCGGGCGTTAATCCGGCTTTTACGTTGTATTCAAACAATCCGCCAATAATGGTTGTTTCGCAACGTTCGTGGTCGCTATATCCGTCGTCGTTATTGTCGTGGCTCCAACAATCAATCAACGTTGCAACGGTATGTTTCGCCAATGCCAGGTCAGTCATTATGCCGTGTGCGTTGAACCCGTCCCCGGTACTCGAACCGCTAAACGCCCGTGCCGCTTCGCATCGTATCAATTCCACACCAATTGCCGCATCCCACGACCACGCACCGCCGCCCAAAGCGTATTTTGCGGCACAATCAATCGCCCGTCCGCCGTGGCAAAACCTCAACAATACCGAACCGTACCACACTTCAATATTAACCATTTCAAAGGCAACGGAACCGTCATTGCCGGAAATACCCGCCCCGCCGGGGATATATACCGGGTTGGCGGCTAACGTTGTACCCTCTTTGATTTTGACGTACAACATTTGTGCGTCTGTATCATAAAAGAACGTGTAACCCTCGGACGTTTTCACGGCATCCAACGACGTAACACGGGTTATCTTTGTGCTATCACAACGGTACGTTTTCCCACGTTGTAACGGGTGGCGTTCGTTGTCCGGTATCAACGTACTTTCGTCGAATACCTCATGTTGGAACAATTGGAAATGGTCGGCAGCTGAAAAGGACGACAACGGGGTTTGGTAAACGTTCGTTGTACCCGCAACTAATGTTCCGCTATCAATTTTTGTCCCGCAAATGATACGGTTAACTAATCCACGTTTACCGATAAGACGGACGGAACGTTGGTTTGACTTGGTTTTGATATTCAAACATTCGGTCGTGTCCCCTATCAATATAATTGTTGTATCAACGCCTGTTTTGGAAAATGCGGCGGCAAACGTCGCTAATGCGGCACTTTCCGTCGTGCCGAGGTTCGTGTCGTTTCCGTTGACCGCATCCACGTAAACAACGGCGGCGGTTGTGTTTACAGTTGTCCCGCGCTTTATGCTTTGGCGTTCCCATTCGCTCAATTTGTTTATTTCGCCTTTTGTCAAATAGTTGTCGCCAACCGATATTGCCGCACCAACGCCATTAATTTGGAAACGTATCAATATACGGGTTGTATTCTCCGGAATTGTGCCGGAGTGAGTACAAAAACCGCCTGCTTCTAATTGTAACGCTAACCGGGAAATCTCGGTTGAATCATTGTAAAATATGCAATACATTACGGCTATTGTTGCACTACTTACAACCACATTATCCGCACCGTAACCGATAACGTCGCCAATCTCAAACGGACTATCCACCAACTTGAAATCATATCCAATAAATGCAGTAGTTCCGGCATTGTTCACCGTATAAGACAACGTTGTGCGTGTTCTTACAACATTCATTGCTGAACCCTGTAAATTAAATTCGTTGTAATACGGGGCGTAATTAATTGTTTTAATGGGAATATCTTTTACCTTTTTCCATGCGTTCCACGCCTGTTTTGCGAACATACCGAACGGGGTTACATCTTGACCCGTCCACATCATACAACGGTAAATCGTTAACGGCTGTGTACCTTTTCGGTTGTCGAATGTTACACGGCAACGGTTGGATAACGTCGAACATCCGGTTACATTGTAAAAAGATACCCAACCGTCAAATTGCGGGTCGGCCGTTAATTTAGCGACTGGAATAAAGGCACCCGACGTTATAGAGTCAAATGCCACATTTAAAAAATGACCTGTGCCCGGCGCACTAATTTTCATTAATGCGTTAAGATAATCCGTTGTTGGATTATATGGTAATTGCGACAAATCCAATAAAACCCCTAAAAACGAACCCACGGGCAAAACAATACGGTCGGCGTAATATTCCGGCGTTCCTATAACGGAAACACCTTGTACGCCCTCCAATTCATTAATATTCGAACCCGCCTCAATAAACGGGTCGGGGTAAAAGTTGGTTGCGTCCCCCATACCGTCCGGCAAACCCATTCCCCCGGTTGTCGGAGTTTCAAACAATACATTTACAGACGTGGCGGTTGTTTGGGAACCGTAAAAAATCGTAAACCCGTAATAATTTTCGGTTGGCGTTACGGTTTTCGTTGCCCCGTCGGGCGTTAACGTCATGGAGCCAATAATGTCAAATGTTCCGTCGGCTTTAATACCTTGTATATTTACCGTGGCGTTGCCTCCAACGGGCGTTAATGTAAATTGGTATGGTTGACCCGCAACCAAAAATGTACGCACCTTTTGGGAACCCGCATTTGACCCCATTACAATACCCGTATCCGTGTACGCATAACGTCCGGTTGCGTTGATTTGGTTTGTTGTGTTCGCAAGCGCAATAACGCCGTCTGAACTCATGCCGATAACAAATTTACCCCAATTGGTATTCTCGTTGTATAATATTGCCAATTCGCCGGGTTTTACGGTCAAATAACCCGTCCTGAATTGGAAATTTACATAATTCCCCGCCGTATAAGCGATATAAAAAACGTTACCGTCCGGTAACCCGGGGTTGGTATCTGCGTTCGCTATGCCAACAAAGGTTCTATTGGCTCCAACGGTTGATACAATCGTTTTCAACACGTTTTGCATGATTTCCCCGGTAATCTCGTTGTTTCCGTTTGCTTTGATAACGGCGGCAATTGCGGCTTTTAATTCTGTGTAATTTCCCATACTGTTAAATCTTAAAATCGTTATTGAAATCGTTATTAAAATCTCCCTTTCTTCCGGGCGTAATGTATCCCCGCCCTATCTTTTTGGCAACGGTCGCCGTTTCAAACTCAATTTCCACGCTTGCCAAATCCCCCTGCGTTTGCCATTTTGGGGTAATTAGAAACGTGTCGCAATCGTATTCCCTGCCGTATTTATCCGTTATGTGTATATAATCAGCCATACGAATAAAACGCATAACATCGCATAAGTATTCCGGTGCCAATATAGTACATTTGAACGTCTTTACCGAAATTTGTTTTTCCGGGAAAAAATAACCGTCCCTTTTCTCGCCGTCCTCTTCAAATTCATAATCCGGTTTTCCCAACTCTGTACAAAGGTACAACGTATTTTTGAAATCCGGGTTTTTATATACTATTTGCCCGGCGTCAAATACCAAATTTTCAATATCCCACCATTGTATTTTTAAGTAACCGGAAACATCTTGTACGACCGTGAACATTTCAGAATACCACGTTTGCACGCCATCCGATAACGTCATATAATATATTCCGTCCAACTGATTTAATGGCATGGGTAAAATTGACGGGTACAATATAACATCATAACCCAACGTTTGAAACCGGACAATCTGCAATCCGGTTTCTTTCATACACGTTGTTATGCTTGCAACTTGCTTTCCGGTCTTTTCATACAATACCACTGACGTAACATTGTTTGACCGTGTGTTTCTCATTATCTGAAACGGTAACAATCTATCAGCCGGGGCAAATAACGGGTAAATTGCGCCGTATGCGTAACTTTTTCTGTGGTTCTGTTCATTTATTGACGTGTACCACGGTAAAACGCTTATGTTGTTATTCTGTATCATATTTCAACGTTGCTTTAATGTTTCGACTACACAAATTTACTGAAAGTTTATCAACTTGACCGTTACCAATATACGTTTTAACTAACTGCATCGGGTTTGGGTCTGTTGTTCCTGCCGGGAAATTCAATGTTTGTTTTTTCTTTCTCTCAATACCAATTGCATAATTTGGGATATTATTTATTTTGAAATTGCGTGCTGGCATATCATAAACCCAATATGTCGGTTGTATATTGATAAACGCTAAAAAGCCATTTTGCAAAAAATATTCCACCCCATCAACGGTTTGTCTTGTAAACGGCAATTCCAATTGTCCACCTCCGGACGGCATAACTGCCGCAAACAATGCGAATCCATCCAAACTAATTGCACCGGGGTTTAACAACATCAAATCAATATCGGACGTAAAATTGGAAATATTTATTTCTTCTATCTTTCCGGCTGTTACATATTTGGACGTAATTTCTATTGGTAAACCCTCAAATGGTGTTGTTACATCATCCATCCACTCAAATTGATAACGTTCCGGCATTTCTACTTTGTCAAATGAATATTCAGACGTTGCAAAAGCTAATTTTTTGCCGTTCCTAACGTTTTCTAATTGTGTTAAATCATAATCAATAATCGGGTTATATCCATACGAACCGCCATTTCTAAACCAACTTACCTGTTCAATTTTAAATTTTCCGTCCTCAATATACCAATAACATTTGTAAATATCCCGTAACATCGTCATAATCTGTTGTAATGTAATCGGGGCTTTTTGCGCCGGGTTTTTATATTCGCCATTAATGATATTACTTTTCTGACTTATTAGCAACTTAAATGACTTCCCGGAAATAGGATTGTTTGTGTTATAAAGAAATTGGCTGTATTCCGGCGTCGCTTCATGCGTTATTCCGGGCGCAAATTCTTTTAATAGCACATTGATACATGACGACAATGTAAACGCATTACGCAAAGTATATGCTTTTCGGGCTTTTTCCTCTAATATCCAATCCATCAGATAAAACCCAAACCATAACGACGCATAACGCCACGTTGACCGGGCGATTGGATAAAACGTTTGTCCATATATGGAATAAGGCGGCTCAAAATACTTTCCACTGTCGGCTAATCCCCACTCGGTCGGCGTATCTGAAAAATTATTAGATATAAATGCCACGTCGATTGCGTAACCAATTGCCCGGCGGTAATTTCTATTATTATCTACAATATCATCGGACGACAACGGGTATGTATCTAAATCGTCTATTTTATCAACATCAACCAAATATCGGGCGTATATATTATAACTTTTCATATCGGCGTGCATCGTACCCGTTGCTCCGGAACCCTCAACGGCGGTTAAATCAAATTCCAACGTATCAAAAGGTTCTTGCGTTATCTTTGTATACCGGAACATTGCCACATCATCAGAACGGCGGCGTATCTCAACACTTGCTAGCCCAATAGGTAGCCCACCCGCAATTCGTTTTTGTGCAATATGGATATAATAATTTACATTTAATTCCGGGTATAAATCTCCCATAAATTCATTAGGACTTACATCCGTCGACATCCGCCCAGTATAAAGCCCGGATATTACCTCCGGGGAACCGTGCGACGTAATTTGTATTTCTTTCAAAATATTACATAGTGCAAAATGATAGGTTTGTATTAATGCGTTTTGGTCAGTCGTGGCGTTTGCGTCTTGTTCCCAATTCGTGCCGCCCAAAAAGCACGAAACAATACTATCTCCGGGAACGTATATTTGTATCAATGGGCGTTTTCTTATTGTAAGAAATTCGATTTGTGGGGCCAACTCAATTAAATTGTATTCCTTTTCCAATCCTGCCAAAACGTCGTTGTATTGGTCTATTGTTTCCGGCTGTACCGTAACCAATTTATCATCATCATTAAACGTACAATCCGTTTTCATAAACTTTGCTTTATAGTATTGATTGTATGTTTGTCCCCAATCATCGCTTTTTTCGATATATAGGAAAAATTCAGAATCAAACGGGGCGTCATTGATAATATCGTAATCAGCACGGACAAAGTTTATTTTACCGGACAATTTAGCCCGGTAAAACCTTTGATTTGTTTCCAACTCATAATCCAACGTTAAATCATCCTTATAATTGGGGCGGACGGTTTGTTTGGTTCCGTCCTCCCCTATCTGCAAAAAGAATCTATATTTTGGTGTCATAGTCTTTTTATTTTACGTTTCAAATTCTTGTAACTTTCAATCGTATCTCCGTCGCCATCCACGTAAACCCGTCGTCGGTTCTGTTCCTTAATTTCCCTTACATCATCCGACAAATTGCGTAAATCCGGGCTTTGTCCGGTAACGTTTAACGTCAAACCGTCGCCGTCTGAATAGGATTTTAAATACTTATGTGCAAACGTACCATTGTTTAGCGAATTGATAACGTCCGGTATTATCTTTCTGAAACGGCGTGAACTTCGTTTATTTATCACGGCGAAAAATTCGCCTCCCTCGGCACGCCGGCGGGTTCCGTCCGGTTTCGTTCCTAAATCAATATCATTTCCGCTTTGGTGCGAACCGCCCTCCAAAAGTTCAACGGTACCGTCGCCGTATGTTTCCGTTCCTCCGGTTCCTCCGGTCTGTTTTGCCAATTGCGCCGCCTTGATTTTAGACGCTGCAAAACTCGCCCACATTACGGCAATTGCAGGTATTGCAAACGGGAAACCTAATTGCGACCATATCAGCGCCGTTGCTGTTACCATGTTTCCGATTTGCTGCAATGTTTGTATTGCTGCCTGCTGTTTTTGCGCTTTCTGTTGTTCTTTCAACGCTTTTTCTTGGTTTTTCTTTGCCAAATCCAACTCCTTTTGCGCTTGTACAACATTATTGGCGTACCCGTTTGCCCTTGCTTCCAATTCTGCATCCAACGCCGATTGTGCGGCGGAAACCTCTTTATCCGCTTGCTCAACGGCTGCATCTGCTGCGGCAACACGTGCCGCCGTGAATGTATTTAACGCATCCAATGCGTATTGCATAGACGTATTAATTGCCTCTTTTTGGTCGTCGTCCAAATTAAGCCCAAACAAACCGTAAATGTCTGTTCCTCGTTCCTCCCCTTTGGATTGCTTAATTTCTTGGTCTATTTTTTTAATAGTGTTTTGAATTGTTTGTACCTCAACATCAGACAATTTATTGGCGGCTTGCTGATTTAATTCTAAAACCTTTTGCAAACGTTCCTTTTCTGCTTGCAAACGGAATTGAGTTTTCCGGGCTTCTGAATTTCTCAACAAATCAAACTCCGATTGTGCCAACGCTTGTTGTTGGTCGAATATCTGTAATTGCGCTTGCAAATATTCGTCCGCAATTCCGGCTCCCTTTGCGTCAAAACTTGCATTAATCGCTGCGGCGTCCTGCTGTTGCCCGGTCGGTTTCTGTTGGTTCTGTAATAATGCGGTTTGTCTTTCGTTTTCCAACAACTGCATACGCAATTGTCGTTCCTGCTCGCTTCCCTGCTTAACCGATTGCAAACGTAATTCAATGCTTTCTTTCTGCAATGCCAATTCTTGCAACTGCCGTTCTTGCTCTATTTTCAACAACGCCTCTGTCTGCTGCTGTTCTAACGCCGTAATTGTTGCGTTTATCGCCTGCCGTCCGGTTTCGTTCAAATCCTTTTCGGTCTGCAATTGGTGTTGTAAATCCTCAATTTGGCGGGAATACTGATATTGCGTTTGTTGGCGACGCTTTGCCCATTCGTCGGTTTCCAACTGCAATTGTGCATCCTGCAATTTTCGGGTTGCTTCCAAATTCTTTTTATATGCCGCTTCAATTTGCTTTGCTTGTTGTTCTGCTGCCTTTTCCGCATCGCTTTTACCACTTGGCGTTACGGTTGGGTTCTGTGTCGTTACGGGCTTATTGTCTGTTTGTGGCGTCGGGGTATCTCCAACAGAAACCGGGATTGTTAACGGTTTTATTTTCTTTTGCATACCCTCCAAACCCTCTTGGAAATTTTCTGTTATGTCTTTAACTTGGGCTTTAACCAAATTTCCGTACGCTGCCGCATAATCTGCCAATCCTTTTTTTACGTCGTCAAAATCTAACGTAAACGCCCCCTTTAATGCGGTTCCGGTTGCTTTGACTATATCAATAAAGAATCCAAACAAATTTCCCAACGTATCAAATGTTGTTTTGAATCCGGCAACAATCCCATTCCAAATTGCACGTATCAAAACACTTTCATTGTATAACTCAATCAAGTAATTGACAACATCAATAACCCCTTTTATTATCGCCGTCAATCCTTGGTTAACAAAAACTTTTGCCTGCGTTGTCAACGTTTCAAAATTTCCTCCGGTTGCGTCAAACAACCCGGATAATGCGTTTTGCAACTCAATTTGGCTTTGCAATTGTTCCTCCTGCAATTGCGCCAAAACTCCGGCTTTCCCTTTTACTTCATCCATGTTTGTTGAAATATCTTTCAACGTGCGCAAATACTGCAATCCGGCGTCCTCTCCGGGACCCCCGAATATATCTGCAATTGCAGCCCCGACCGTTGCCGCATTATCCGGCAATTCTGCCAATTTTGCGGAAACGTCTTGTATAACATCGAACGTTGTTTTGGTTCCGGTCTGCAAATCTTTTTGAACTTGTTCCGACGAAATACCGATACCGTCCAAAGCCGCCGCCGTCGCCGTCGTCATTTCACGCAAACGCAAATTTGCCTCCTTAATTGCGTCAACGCCTTTGTCCGAAAAGATACCCATTTTGTTTGTTTGGGCTACAATCGCAACAAATTGGTCTGCTGATATTCCAGCCTCTTTGAAATATGCCGGGTATTCTTTCAACGTGTCTAAAAATTCCCCGTTCGCATCGGCTCCGGACAAAAAACCATCCTTAACCAACTGCAATGCCTCATTTGCAGAAATACCAAATTGTTTTGATAATGCGTTTGTTGCAATCAATGTTTCCCGGAAATCTGCGTTGAATGAATCGGCGACGGCTTGCACCTCATTTCTAAACGCTTTCAAATCATCGCCACTTTTCCCGGTAAATTGTTGCGTCAATCTCGTTGCCTCAACTAACCCGGCGTTATAATCGTACCACCATTTAAACGCCGCACCCGCCGCCGCAATTCCGGCAATCGCCAAAAAAACCGGGTTTGAAAGTAATCCCAACAAAGTTTTTCCCAATGCTTTTGCCCCGTCGCCAATAGCTGTAAAAACGGCTTTACTTTCAGCCCCGCCACGTCCTAACGCCAAAAGACTTTCGCCAAATGCGCTATTTAAACCTAACGTTTCTTTTAATTTGTCGCCATACGCAATAATTGCGTCGGACGCCTCCGTATAATTTCCGACGTTCAATTGAAATTTCCCGGTTGCTTCCTGCAAACGTTTCATTTCTTCGTATATTTCTTTGGTTTGTGCAACCAATTTTCGCCCCTCCTCGGTGTTTTCCCGTTCGGCTTTAGTCATGTTGTTTAAATAAATCTTATTCAATGAATATTGCGCCGATAAACGGTTATAACTACCCTCGGCGGATTGATTTATTTTCACAATCAGTTTATTAATTTGGTTCGCTTCCTGTTGTGCCAATTTTAACTCGGCTAACTTTTTGGCGTTCTCGCTTTCTGCAAACGCCAAATCACGTTGCGCACGTGCCAAACGTTCCGCATCGTCTGCGGCTTTCTTGGTTGTGTTCCTGCCGTCCTCGGTTGCCCCGGAAACCTTTTGCAGAACCGCCGCCAACTGAATTGCTTCCGCCCTAATATTTTTCAACGCATTTGTATATGCGTCTGAAAGTTCATCCAATTGCTTTATCAAATCAGTAATCGAATTATCGGGGCTTACCAAATCAGAATATTTAATTGGGTTGTTGTTATCTGCCATATATCCGACTATTTGTTTTTGTTATTTTCGGGCAATTTGCCCTACAATCAATTTTCTTTTCTCAAATGTATAATTTATCGTCTGAAAAATAAAACACCTCAAATCGCCTTATTTTGGCTTTTTTCTGCTTGCTTTTTCGCTTGCTCCTTAATGTATTCTAATGCGTTGTAATATTCCAAAACGGTAAACGATTTTGGGTTTACGTGCAAATGTTGGGACAATATCAAACACATATTTTCAAACTGCTTGTCGTATTGTATTTCCACGCTATCCGACCCGCTAAACGATTTGGGTTTTGTATAAGTCAACAACAACGTCGTAATATGGTCTATTTCTTCCCGTTTGTCGCTTTCGTCCCCCTTTATTATCGCATCCAACATTAACATCGTGCGTTGCTTCAATTGGTCGTAATACTCTTTAACCGTGGCGTCGTCGAATAGTTTAGGAAAATACAATTGCAATTCTTCATCTATTTTTTTTTTGACCGCTTCCAATTGGGCGGTCAACTCGGCGTTCGGCGCATCGGCGAATAAATCCAATACCTTTTGCAAACCGTCCGCCGTCATATCGTTGTATTCGGTTCCGTCCACGGACTTAACCAAACAGGCAAACGCCAAATACTTTGGCGATATGGCGGATTGGACGAAATAAACGTTTTGCCGCAAATTATCCAATTCCTTTTCCGCCAAATCCGGCTTTTCCTTTCGGATAAACCGGATTGCCTTTTCAATATGCGCATCCCAATCGTTCAAATCCGACCCAACCCCGGCGTCGATAAGCAACATTTTGTTATATGCGTGAAATCGCAAAATCGGCAATTCGTCGATACTGTCGTACAACACAACCGCCCGTTCCCCTATCTTTGTCGTTTTCATAAGAGTATGCGGGTTATGACTGTTGAACAAAACGGAACCAATAACAATGCCGGGTTCCCGGTGCATATAGCAAACAGGACGGACAAAACGACCCCCGCCCACCATGATAAGCAAAAGCCGCAATTGAACATCTTAACAAAAAAGTCGTTGCCGTGAACTTGGACGTACTCAATAACGCCCCACTTTTTTAACAGGGTCAACAGGAACGCCGCCACGGTTGCCACGACCAAAACCCAAATAATGAAAGTTACCATATCGTTAAATGTTACAAGGTTGATTAACTGACAATACACCCTCAAAGCGAAAACCGCCGAACGGGTGCATTAAAAATTGATTATCTATTTCGTCCAACGTAAACCCACGGTACACGTTTTCCGCCAACTCATAAATCCGGTTTATTACAATCGTCCCGTCTTTCAGCCAAAAACCGCCATTTAGGACGGTCAATATTTCGTTCTTCAATGCCTCGGTATTCCGGTTGTTGAGTTGACCGGGGTAAACCTTGCGCAAATCGAACCAAACAATAAGAGAAAACGGGGCTTTAATCTCGCTTTGCTCTTTGGGAACCCAACCGACCGTTTGCGGGTCGTCTATCCAAAAGAACGAAAAATTGCCAATATTGGCATCCGGGGAAACGTCGATATAATCATTGTCGCCTCTCCATTCCGTCCCGCCCGCATATACGTTCGGGGTATAATAGCGTTTGCCCTGTATCACTTTGGCGATACGTTGCGCCCGCCCAAATGCGACGTCCAACCAATCGACGTTATCCATTAACCCGGTTTGTATGTTCCCCAAAACCCGGTCGATTAAAACCGGGTTGGGAATTATAGGGGTTGTTCTCTTATTCGTTGCCATATAATACGTTTTTTGCTTTCTTCATTAAGTCCGGGAATATATATTGCCAAATCAACGCCGCAATATTTTCGTCCGTCAATCCCAATATTTGCCGCCCGTACTTTTTTATTAAGTCCTCCGTTTTGAAATCCGACGCTTTTATTTCAAACTGTTTGTCGCCGACTTCCAAAAAAAACGACGCTTCAAAATCCCCGGTATCCCGTAACGTTACCCGGTTTGTCGGTTGTCCCTTTTCCTCCTTTATGGCTATCGTCAACGGCGAATACGGGGCGTAATCCATAATATCCACGCCCAAACGGTTAATACCTTGTTCAAACAATTGTTCCTCGGCATTCATATCAACAATATAGGCGTCATTGTCCCAAATGATTTGTTGAATGTATGCGCCGGACGATAACCCGTTGTTGAACGTGGCAACCCGGTTGCGTAAATCCTGTATTGACTTTAACCCCGCCATAATCTTACGTTGTTCGGTATTTTACACCGTGGTTATTACAAGTAAGGCAAATACGGTCGATACCCTGCGTATCCAACCGCAACGCCTCGTATGCTTTTTTAAGGTCATAACCCAAACCGCCGGGGCGACCCTCAACGTTGCCGTCCAATTCGTAAAGAATTTCCAACCGGGTTGCGTTTACTTGGTTCCGGTTTACCTTAACATCGGGGTTCATTGCCAACGTGCGCAACATGATTGCGGCGACCTGTCGTTGGATAACCGTTTGGAAAATTTGCCTTTCCTTAATGATAAAATCCGTTAGGTCGCAACCAACGGTTATTTCGCAATTCAACCCGTAATTCTGCGTATTGGTGTACATCGTCAACGCAATATTCCACAACTCCGGGTATTCGTCGAATGTTTCCGGGGCGTTCATCATAAACGGGGATACCTGTAAATACTTGGTTATTTCCCGCCAACGCTCCAAATCAACGTAACCCGTACACGTCCCGCACGGCTCCCGGCTCCAATCCTTTGTCATGTTAATTGCCTGCATCCCGGCGGGCAAATCGTTTTGGTTGTAACAAAGGAACCACGACCCCCCGGCGTTGTTTCCGGTACTGATATACGGCAAATAACAATCTTTCAACGGGAACCATTGAAAACCGCCGTTTGTCTGCGTAAAATTCAAATCAAACGTCTTTATCGGGTCAATTTGGGACGAATGGAAAAGATACATACGAACAACCCCGGTTGCGCCCGTCATTTGCAACCCGATTTGTTCGATTTTCATTGTTACGCCCATAGAACGAACCGGGACAATTTCAAACCCGACTAATTTATGATTATTCGGCAACGTCGCCCGGATACGTCCCGCACCGTCAAAGAACGTGCGCCGTTCCAATAGGTTCTTTGTTTCCTTATCCAATCCCTTTATTTGCGTGAATGTTTGTACCATTTGGGCGATACCGTTACGGGTCAACCTTTCCAAATAGTCGGATAAATAGTTGTATTCGCCCCAATCCGGGTTTCCATAATCGTTGTTGAAATCGTCGTTAAAATCACTTGCGACGGGTTCGACATTTTGGTTGTCCCGGCGGGCAATCCATACTTTGCCATTGTGTCGCACTTTCGCACCTGTTTTGTATTCCGGTATCATATTCCAAACCGGATATTGAAAAACGAAATCATCCGGGACGATTGCCCGGACATTATCCAAAGTAACAAGGGGGTGCGCACCTTGAAACGTCAAACCGCTTTCCGTCTGCGTTAAATTGTCGTCTATCGCCTTTGCCGGGTCGTATGATTGTTCCCACCCGACGACGTGCAATAATGCGTCCTGTATTTCTTGTAATCTGTACATCTGCGTTTGAAATAAATAAGGGGGCGGGGATAACCACCCCGTCCCCTCGGTTTAACAATTCGTTATGCTCCGGCGTTATTCGTCCCCGGCACCCCCGGCGGGAAATTCCGCTGCGTTGGTTACATATACGGGCATTCCCAACGGCTCGTTCGGATTGCGGGCGGCAATCTCGGCTTTGATAATCGGGTTTGCCACGGTATTCGGGTTGCTGTTGTAAGCAACCATATACGCCACGTCAACGGAAAATCCGAAATACTCCTTAACGGCGCACGTCAAATCGGCGGTTGCGTCGCCCATAATTGCGGACTGGTCGCCAACGGCGGTGTAATAGTGCGAACCAACGGGCAAATCAATGTACGGCAAACGTACAACGTCCCATTCGTGGAAATTCGCACGGGTGCGGCGCAATGCCTCACGGTCAATACGGGTAAGGATACCAACATTACCGTCAGCAACGGCAAACATGGTTCCCATTTTGCCCGCTTCGTCGGTTACGTTGTTCGTGTAATGCAAAACCTTGTTGTCGTACTCCATGCGCTTGTTTACGTCGTTGTAAACGCCATGTTGCGCAAGTTTACGGATAAGGCTATCAACCCCGGCGTTGGCGATAATGTGGATATATTCCGGGTAACAGTTAGCCCGCATAATCGGGTTAATATCGCCCAAAATCTCGGTCGCCATTTGGGTTGGAACCTGTACCACGTTGCCCGACTCCGTGTAATTAAGCAACGTTTTGAACACCTGTGTTTTGTTTGCCTCCAATGCGGCAACGGCTCCGACGTCCAATTTGTCCGCCAAAGCCCGGCACGTCTTTTCCATTTTGCGCAAAAAGTCGTGTTCGTAGGAAATTTCGTTGTTCATATAGGCGGCGGGAACCATTGTAAAGCCAATGGCATAAGTCGCCCAAACAACCGTTACCAATGCGGACGTATTTTCATCGTCAGCGATAACGCACGAACGGACATTGCTAACCTGTACATCGCCGTCGTAATTGATAACGGGTACTTGTACCGTGTTACCAATAGACGCAAACGCACGGTCACGCAAATTGGGGTTAATGATTGAGGACGGGGCGTTGGTTTGCTCAATGAAGAAATCCAATGCGCCATACTCACACGGGCGGGTCATATTACGGTCTAATTCCGGGTTCTCAATCCGCCAATTCTGCAATCTTGTTGCTACTAATGACATAATGTTAAAAATTTAATTGTTATTAAATGCGGGTTTACCCTTTACCCGTGATTGTTTACTTTTCCGGCAATGCGGCAATATTGTTGTCCTGCCATGCCTGTTTCATTGCGGCGTCGAACTTTTCGGAACCCGCCGTTAAACCCTGCGCCATAAGGTTTGCGGCGATTGCTTCGTAAGCCTCGACACGGGTTTTTGCACCCGTTACGTTAATGGTTGTTCCGCTACCACCGCCGGAACCGCCCCCCGGGGGAACCGTTCCACCGCCTCCGGCTTGGCGTCCCTTATCCAAAATACCCATTGTATCCAATTCCTTTGCCAACAGGTCGCCGGGTGTGTACGGGTTCAACTGATTGTTCGGGTTACGCATAATTGCGCTGCTTTCGTCCTTAAAAGCAATGATTTTGCCGCCTTTGCCGTCGTCGATATATTCGGGGTTCATACCCTTGATTTTGTCGATTGCTTGCGCCAACAAAACCTTTGTTGCGCTTTCGGGCAATCCCGGTTTGAATTTCAACCCGGCGGTTGCCGCCTGCAATGCGCCCTCGATACGGACGCCGAATAATTCCGTTTGGAATTTCTTTTCGGCTTCATCGTACTTCTTTTTGAGGTCGTTAAACTGTGTTGTTACCGCCGTCAAATCGGCTTTCGCCTGTTTCAAAGCCTTTGCGGTTTCCGCATCGCTCGCACCGTCGGCAATTGCCTTTTCCAAACGTGCCTTTTCTTTCGTCAGACTGTCGATTTGGGTTTGCAATGCGCTTGCGCTTTCCGCTTTGGTTTTGAACTCGGCGACCACACGTTTTGCGTAATCAAACGTTTTTTCGGTTCCGTTCTTTGCAATACCGGACGCCGCCAAAATATCGGCATCCAATCCGCCGTAAATTTCGCCCGTCTTTTTGGCGATAACGCTATTTTCGTCGTTGGCGGACAATGTTGTAATCGCCGCAATTTGTTCGTCTGTTAATCCGGCTAATGCCGCATTTGCAACTAAAATTTCTCTCGTTAACATTATTCTTTCCCTTTGAATTAATTAAGTGCGATTGCTGCTACTGCTCCGCTGTTTGCGTTAATAATATGAATTGTGTATTTTGGCGAATCCCCGGTTGTGTCAACCAACCAACTAACAACACGTGCATGGCTGATTTTCTTTTCAACCTCTTTTGTTACCAAAATGACGTCGGTAATTGTTCCGCCCTCAATACATTCAATCAATTTTTTCTTTGTTGCGCCATCCAATGCGGCGGCGGTTGTTGTTACTTCAATAACCAAATTGTCCTGCTGTGCAATCTGTGCCATAATCGTATTTTTAATGGTTTAATACTCTGTTACTTTTTCGCTCCGGGTTTGTCCTCGGCTTCTGCCTTTGCCTTTGCATCGGCTTTGGTTTCTTTGGCGGGTTCCGCCGGGATAACTCCCGCCGCTTTCAATTCTGCCAAAATATCGGCTTTCAACGCTGCCTTTTCCTCGGCACGGGCTTTGGCGTCCGCCTCGGCTTTCGCTTTGGCATCGGCTTTGGCTTTTTCCTCGGCGGCTTTGGCTTTTTCTGCCTTTGCCTTTTCGTCCGCCTCGGCTTTCGCTTTCATGTACTCGTTGGGGTCGTGCAATACGGTAATCGTGTAACCCTGTTTTTTCAGTGCGTCCAAAATGCCGTTTTCAAAGGACTTTTTGCCGAATTTTTGGATACGGGGAACGGATAAGCGTTTGCCCGTTTCGCTGTCAAACTTGCGCACCTCAATAATGCAATGATACAAATGTTGTTCGTTGCTCGGTACAATGTAATTTTCGGGGGTGACGTCGGTAATTGCGACGTCCTTTGTTTTACCCTCGGTTGCTGTCTTTACGTGCATACTCGTTAAATTTACTTGTTATTACTGAAATCTTTTGGTCGAATGGTATTTGCGTTCCAAATTCCAAAATGTTTGTATTCTCCCGTTCAAACCTGCGGACAAAGTTAGCGAAATTCAACTTTATACGCAATTCATTCTCCGGGATTAAGTTACGCCCGTACAAATCCAATACCTCGTTCCGGGTCAAATGGCGGTACGGCTCCAATTCTGCCAATATTAACATACGCTGCAATTGGGTTGGGTTGTTCCGGTACTCCGTTTCGATAATCTGATTTTGTAGGGCGTCCAATTCTGCCTCACTTGCGCCGCTTTCCTTTGCCGACTTGTAACGGTTCCGCAACTCGCTTGCGTCGTACAAATAGAACTCCGTGCCGTAATTGACTTTTGCAGATACGAACATATTGCCGTATCGCAATCGGCAAACCGTTTCATCGACGAACTGTTGTGCGGCTTCAAAGCCTTTTTTCACTCGGTTTAATACCGTGCTTTGGCTCTCAAATGCGGCTTTAACCTGTTGTTCGTTGAATGCCTCCCGTTGGGTTACTTCCTCGTTTTGTCCGACGACGGCGGTAATAATGTTTTCCCGCAATCGCTTTTCTTCCTCAACGTTATAATCCAAACTTGTACGGTCAACGGTCAACATTTGTACCGGGTTCCGCAAATCGGGTTGTTTGTCCCCGTCCGGTATCGGTATTTCAACAAAGGAACCCGCCCCGGTAATCCGTTTGTCGCCGCACTTGGGGCAACGCATCAATAACCCGGCTTGGTCTAACCTGTAATACCCTTGTTTGTCTTTCAAAAATCCACCGTCGCAATAATCGCCGTTTTCGGCGTTTGAAAAGTCGCACGATTGTTCGTAACCGGAATATATCGGGTACGCCCCGTACATATCCAAATGCCGCTTCGATATATGGAAAAACAAAAACCAATCCAACGCCTCCAATTCTTTTGTTAGCGGGGATTGTTTAACGTCCGGTTCTCGCAAATTCATTGGCTCGTTCCAAAAGAAACGGGCGGGGCAATAGCGCAAATCGTGTGGGTTATCAACCAATAATTTGCCTATATTGCCGCCGCCGTCCTCTGCAAATACTCTGTATCGTTCATCGTCAATAACTGCAATACGTTTATCGGGTTGGCGGAAAATTATCCAATCCATAACCCCGGTTGTCCGGTTTGCCTCAAAGGTTATGACGCTTTCGATAGGTAGCCAATAAAAATACGGGGTCGGGTATCGGTCGGCGGGGTTTTGCTCGGCGGGCAAATCAACTATTAAGACGCTGTTTATTTCCGTCTTGAAAAACTCCCAACCTTTCGTACTCCAAATTTCCGGCTCCTTTAATACATCTTGGCGGTAATACTCCCAATCGCCCCGTTGTTCCGTGTTTTGGAATTGATAGTTGAACGCCGGGTTACGACCGTCGAAAATACGGCTTAACTTATCAAAACAAATGCCCGTTACCTCGTTGGTACGAACGGGGTAACGGAACAATGTTTTGAAGATTTTGAATTTATCATGCGGGATAAGATTTTGAACCCATGCCAAAAAATCGGTCGTGGGTAAACACATTAAGGGCGTTACGTTGGTTTGGGCGTGAAATTTAATGCGGTTTTGGTGTATGACCGCTTTATTTATCGTCGCCTTTTTCCTCGGTTCCGTTATTTCCTTTCGTATGCGTTTTATATCTAATCCCATTTTCTTTGCTAAATTCAAAAGGTGTTTTTTCGGGCAACTGCCAACCGCCATTGTTAGGCATCCGCAACAGGCGTTCGGCGTGGTTAATCTCAAATTCTTCGGTCGTGTTAAGGGTCGGACACTCCAACACGACCTTTGTAACTTTCGCCGTCATTACTCTTATGCGGGTTTCAAATCCGTAAGCGGGTTAAACGCCGGGGCAACAATCGCCAAATCGTCCGACCAATTCGGCAAAAACGACCATTGTATTGCGTTGCTGTCCGGGGCTTCCAATCCGCCCAACGTCTTATCGCCGATAAACAACGAACGTATCGGTATCGGGTAATATGTACCGTCTTTACTCCCCTTGATTGCGCCGATTGCGCCGTTTTCGTCGAAAATGAAGATACCCAAATTGTCGCCCCAACTTTCGCATTGCATTTCCTTTAATGCCTTGATAACCTCCTGCGGGGCTTTGCGGATAACTCCGGTAAACGGGGTTGGTTCACGTCCAATAATCTCTTCGACGCCTCCTAACGTTTCGTTACCGCCTCCAAAGGTGCGGGCGGCTCCCGCCTCGGCGGTCGGGGCTTGGATATACGGCGAAACAACTATTTTCGTGCTATCCGCCGCCGATAACAGGGGCGTCCATGACGCTAACGCCGTAATCGCTTTTTCACTCGTAAAACTGTTTTTGCTTCCGTCGTCTTTCAAAATACGTTGAAAAGCCACTTTCTGAACCTGTCCGAAACTCTCCGAACACTTAATTGCGGGTACATCGGGCAACGACGCCGCCGCTGGACATTTACAAATCATACTCTTTGTTTTTAACGTTAAAAATATTGTTACGGTTACAAAGTTATAAACTTTTTCCCGGATAATCTTGTATATCTCAAAAATATTGCTAATTGCGTCGTCTTACGCCTCGGTTTGCGTGTGCGTATGGCTGTATATTGCCGTCCGCAATCTCCTTTTCATATATCCCGGTCAATCCGTCCTCCGGGTCGTCGTGCGTGTTGGCTCCGAAATTGCGCAAAAATCCGGTTACATGGTCGTAAACGGCTTTGTACCGGGTTTCCCAACCAAATGGCATAATTATATGTTGATTAACCATTGCGGACGCTGTTATTATCCGGCTTTCCTTGTTGCCTCCTTGATAAAATGGCTCTGTAATCGCCCGGACTTTCTTTTTTATAACTTTCTCATAACCCGCACCGCCGTTGTTGCTCTCAACCCACGCTTTTTGCGTCCCGTTCCGGTTAATCATCGCCGGGACGGTTACGGTTGTAACGTCCGTGTTTTCGTCCGTCATTTCCATATCTGTAATAAGGGCAAACAATATCGGCTCCATGCGCTTTGTTTTCTCATTGAAAAACAGATTGTCGGACTTATACACGTCATACGTTGCGGCAAACAACAGGTCGTCGCCCTCATCGGCAACGTCAATGTATGCGCCGGAACGTATGTACGTGCCGTAATCGGATTTTTCGACCCATGTTTTGAACGGCTGATATAATCGCCCCTCGGCGGAACCGGGGTTGCCTTGATAGAGGCATTGAAATTGTACCGGGTCTAATGCCTTTTGCGCTTCCAATTTCATACGGCTATGCCGCCCCTCCCATAATGCAGCCCCAACCGGGCGGGGGTCTATTTCGGTCGGTTCCCCGGTTTTTAGCCCCTCAAAGTTTATGCGTACCCACGCCCCCGGCGTTACGTCCTCCAAATCCGCCCAACACTTAACATCAATAATCGTTTCGCCGCTCTTTTCAATACGTCCTATCAAATCGTCGTCATGCCAACGGGTAAATACAATCAATTCTTGACTATCATTGTGTAAACGGGTGCGTACAACGGTCGTGTACCATTTCCACGCTGCCGCCCGTACTATCGGGCTGTTACCCTCGGCGTAATCCTTATACACGTCGTCCAATATCGAAACGTCCACGGTTTTAGACGTCAGCGAACCGCCACGACCAACGACACGCAACGACCCCTTACGCCCGACCATTTCGATAACATCGGAATTGCGCAAATAGGTATTCGACATCGTTACGACGTTCGACCCATTTAAGTACGTGCCGGGGAATAATTCACGATACCGGGGCGTGTCGATTATTCGTTGAACGTCCCGGTTAAAATCCCGTGCGATTGTCGCCGCATACGAACCGATACATATTTTGCGGTCGGGGTTTAACCCCAACATAAATGCGGGTAATTTGCGGCTTGACCCCTCCGATTTTCCATGTTGCGGCGGCTGTTGTACAATCATTTTTCGTATTTTGCCGTGCGCAAACATATCCAACAGGGTATAATATACGACGTGGAACGGTTCCAATACCAAATCCGGTTGCATATACCGGGCAAAGTTGATAAGGCGTTTACGGGCGGCGGCTCGCACCAATTCGCCGGGGTCTGCCTTGATTGCCTCGTACATCTTCAATAATTCCTCGTTGTTCATGGTCGTACAATTTTATCGGGTGTAACTATCAATTCGCCGGGCTTTTTCGGTATCCAATTCAAACACGCCGTTTCGCTCCTTATCCGGGAACGGTTCGGGGTAAACGGACAACGGCAACAAATCGGCAATCTATTTGCAACATCTAAATTCTCATGGTCGAAATACCAAACACCGTGTCCGCAATCCCCGCAATAATGGTTCGTTTTGGTTACAACCTGTTTAACAACATTCATTCGCTTTGCCATTATTGCGCCCCTCCTTTCTCGGCGATTGTCTTTTGAAATTCGGCGGACTGCAATTTGTCGGCGACGGCAAACAACAGGTCGTCCGGGATTGCCTTAACATCGTATTTCGGTTTATCGTCGTCCGTCTCGGCGTTGTATCCGGGTATCTCGATTTTAACGGGTGCATCAAATCCCAACATCTTTGCCCGGCGTTGTTGAATGTTCAACAGCAAGTCCAAAAACCGGGGATTGCCCGCCGACGTTTCAACGGTCGTTTCGTCATACCCGTAATATTCCGGGTCGCCGTCGGTCGCATCCGTTTTGATAGGACGCCCCCGGTTGGTTTTCTCTTTGGTGCGCTGCTTTCCGGTTTTGGATACCTCCCACGCCTCCCACGCTTGTTGCTCCATTTTATCCAACTTGCGCAATTCCTGCGTAACATATTCGTCGATTGTTTCCAACCGTTCCCGCTTCCATTCGATAAGGCATTGTTGCAAATCGTAATAAACCATTTGAAACGAAATTGTATAACCAACGCCACGGGCGGACAAATCCCGGTTCAATGCGTCGGCAATTTCTCGATACGAATAACCACGCAAAAACAAGTCGGCACAAAACCGTACATCGTAAATCCTTTGTTCCTCGGAACGTTTGTTGTATCCGGGGGGCTTTCGCCCTTTGTTCAATTTTTCCATCGTCTAACCTATTTTAATGTCAAACAGGGGTCAAAATCTGCCTTTTACGCCTTTTCGTCCTTTGGCTTGGTTCCTTATCGGCTCCTTTGCCTTTGTTCTTTCGTTCCGGGCTTTATCCTTTCCCCTGTTTACCTCCTTAAAACGTTGCTTACCCTTTTGCAAGTTATTTGCACGGAATTTCCATTTTAAGAGGCTTTATTGTCTTATCCGATACTTTGTATATCTCGGCGGTTATCTTTTAACCACGGGGCAAATTTACGGCTTTTTCGCCGCATTGCCAACCGTTTGTTCTCTCTCACATATAAACGGCAAAACCCCGGCGTTTGTTTCCGGGGCTTTTCTGCCTTTAGTCCTCAAATGGTGGGTCGTTGGTTTCCCCTGTTACCCAAAGCCAAAATTGTTGTATTCCGTCCTCGTAACTCATACCGGGATATTGGGAACCGTCGTTTATGCCGTCGGCGGCTTTATTCAATTGTTCGTCAATCTCGGCGTCGGTGCGCTTTATCTCGTAACTCATTGTTCGCCTCCTTTCCGGTTCTTTCGTTTATTCTTTCCCCGGCTTTTATCCCGTGGGTTGCGCCGTGGCATTTCGACCCGGTGTATTTCTACTTTGGAACCGGGGAACATCTTGCCGAAAAATTCCACCACTTCTTGCACTGCTTGCACCTCCTTTGGGACGTCGAACGCCTCCGGCTTCTTATGCTCCGGGCAAAGCCCCCGAACCGGGCAATTGTCGCAATCCTCATTCCGCACAACCTCGCCCGGCTTATCGGCTTCTTTGAACCCGTGCCAATTGTCCCTCCGTGCGGACGCTTCGGCGAAATTCTCCATTGCTTCAACTGCTACTTTCGCCAATATGTAATCCGGGGTATCGTTAAAATGCGCCTCCAAAGAATTACGGTTGATAACCTCGGCAATCTCTTTCAAAAATTTTTCTCTTTTGTTCATCGCTTTATTGATTTTTGGGTTTGTACTCTTGACACGGCATAACGCCGCACGATTGTTCGCATTTGAACGCCTCGCAATAACCGTTCCCGTTGACGTCCTCGTTTGTAAAGTTGGCGCAATTCCCGCATCCCTTATCGCCGGGTTCTTTCGGTACGCTTACGCCTTTCGGCTCAAACTCCCTGTTAAATTCTCTTTCCGGGCGGGTTGTCAATCGTCCGTCCGGCTCCCGGACAATGTAGTACGTTTCCGGGGCGTCAATGAAAATGCCGTTGCCGTCCGGGAACGAATAAACTGCCCGCCCGTTCGGGGTTCTCGGTATCGTCATGGTTCCGCCTCCGGTAAATCTCAACAGGTCGTCCAAATTGTCCCGGCGTACCTGTATTGCGTCAACTTCTAACAACGTGCGGCAATATCGGGTTCCCGCCGTGGCGTCCGGCTCAACTAACCGGGTGCGGATTTGTTCCGGGTATTCCGTCGGGTCGTACTCGACGTTGAAAACAACGGCGGCGTCTAACGTGTGGGTAACTAACAAGCGTTTCCCCAATCGTCCGGCGACTGCCTGTTTTAGTGCTTCAATTGCGTTTCCCTGTATCTCGGTTGTGTCAACCGTGATTTCGTAACGGTCGGGTTTTTCCTCGACCTCCGGTTGGCTTTTGGCAATATCGCCAATCATAACCAACAATTCCGCATCAAACGGGTTTAACTTACTTTCTGTCATGCTCTAATTTTTTATTCGTTCTTACTGTTTTCGGATATGCCAACCGCCAAAATATCGTTTTTCGGTCGGTTCTGTTGTACTTATCGCATTGCCTACCTATTCCGGGGCAATCTTCCCTTTGGATTTTGCAGCGAACGCAACGTTGCGTAAATATTGCGGGGTTGTTGTTGGCTAATCGTGCATCCGCCGCCGTCCATATCTCGGCAATCAATACCATACCCCGGTAAACGCAACGTTCGCCGGGGTTGTACTCTCTGTTTGGGTCGAACGGTTCTGGTTGCTTAACTCTCATTCTTTGCCCGCTTCGTTTACATAGTCAAACAATGCGTCCAAATCGTCCTTTGCGCCTTTTACGCAAATTCGTACCCTATCGCCCCCGGCTAATGCGGTTTCGACAATCTCACAATTATACCGGGGGGCGTTTACCTGTATCATTGCCGCCGTGGTATTCGTTACAAACTCGTTTCTTTCTGCCATGCTCTCGGATTTTTGAAGTAAATTAAATGCCTCCGTTGGTTCGTTCTCGCTTTGACACGCCCCCAACAAAAGCGTTGCCAAAGATAACAATAAAATCTTTGCTTTCATCGTTTTACCTTTCTTTTAATCCATATAAACCGTATGCCAATGCCGACAAACAATATTTTCGCCTCAATATCAACATAACGGTCGTAACCGTTTATTGCATCAATGGATACCCCAAATTGCCAACTATGATATTGCCAATACTCACGGGCGTAAACATAGACGCCGACCCGCCCAACGTGTATGCCTGTTTGGACGGTGTGTTTGTCCTTACTCATTGTGTGCCTCCTTTCTTGCTAATTCATAACCCTTTTTATCCATTACCATAACTTTAGGATATTCGACAATACAACCTTTTGTATATACGAGATTATAAATACCCAATTGCCCCTTAACCGGAAATTCAATAACCCGGCGGGGGTTGCGCATCAACCACCCGTACCCCTTTGTTATTTTCGCCCTCTTTTCCTTTGGAATCCGGGTGTTTTCCCAATCCTCCGGCGTAAACTCTTTTATCGGCTTTACGTCGTACAACTCAACCAATCCCAAAGTAACGCCGCTTTCCATTCCCGGATAAACCGGGGACGCTGCGGAACATATCAGCACGTCGCCACGGTATGACGTGTTTTTGCTCCGAACTTCAATTGTCTTTTTCCCGTAAACAATACCGTTTTCGTCCTTGTACGCCTCCGTTACCAAATCATTTGCGTATGGCTGTTTTACGGTCAACGCACGCCAACGGTCGTGCTTTTCCGGGTTGTAATCCTTATTGCTGTACTGCATATTTACTTTTTATTTTCGGGTTCCTCGGTCTCGTCGTCGGGTTCCGGGTAATGGATAAATCCAATTTGCCGGACGTTTTGGATTGGCTCGTAAATGATAACGACAACATCGCCGTCCGTCCTTACTCCGACCAATCGGCAATCGGCGGGAACCTCAACCCGTATTTCACTTTTCATTGTTAAACAAATCCCAATTAACAGGGACACAATACCCCGGCAATTCTCCCCGGTCAATCCCCAACGGATTAACAATACTATCTTTCCAATAGATACGGGGTTGTTCCGGGCGTCCCTCCCAATGTTCCGTAATCGTGTCGTAAATCAATCGTATTCCCCGTTTCGGATATTTGCCGCCGCTCTGCAACCCGATTTTATACAGGTCAACGAACGAATACGACAATTTGATTATCCCAATTGCCCGGTCGTACATTCCCGGCGGGATTGGCTCCACGCTTGCAAAGGTGCGGAACCCGTGGCGTTTTGCCCGTGCCAACACATTAACCCGCATCATATTTGGGTCGGCGTTCGGCTCCAATTCGTCGCAACCTGTCAACGTTGCGCCCAAAGCGATACGGGACACGTCCCAACCCTCGGACGCCTCGGCAAAATCAATGAAGCGGTTCAACCCCTCGGCGCATTTGCTCAATATCTTAACCGGGACGCCGTGGCGTTGGCATACGCCGACCGCTTGACGGGTCAACCGTTCCGTTTCCGGCAACAACGGGTCGGTCGTGAACGAAAAGAATAACCCCGTTTTCTGCAATTCCTCCTTATGCGCCAACAATTCGTTTTTGAAAATATCCAAAGCGTATGGATATTCCCGCAACGTCTTTTTCAACTCCGGGCGACTGCCTCCCAATACCTTTGCGCCACGACCTTTGCGCAAATAACAGTAAGTACAACCGTTGGAACAACCGACAAAGAAATTGGCGGCGTTCTCGGCGTATTCCCCGGCTTTACCTTTTGGGCTGTAAATAACCCGTCCGTTTATCGCTCCCATATCGTCAACGGCTTAAAATGGTAAATCGTCGTTTCCGTCGGGGGCGGGTGCATCCGGCACGGGCGGCGGCGGTACTTGCGCCCCGGCTCCGGTCGCTTTCGGGGTCAACATTTCCATATCGGTTGCGACTATCTCGGTAACATACCGTTTGACGCCTTGCGCATCGTCATAATTCCGGGTTCTCAATTCGCCCTCAATATACAGTTTGTCGCCCTTTTTGACGTACTGATTGGCGACCTTTGCCAACCCGTTTTGCAATATGACGTTATGCCATTCGGTACGCTCCGGGATTTGCCGCCCGTCCTTTGTGGTATAACCTCGTTTCGTGGTTGCCAACGAAAAGGTCGCCACGCAACCCCCGTTGTCGAACTCCCTAAAATCCGGGGCTTTCCCGGTATGTCCCATCAAAATAACCTTGTTTACACTCATACAAAAAACGCTTTAATTATCCAAACAATGATACTATACAACGCCCACATATAAGACGCAACCGTTAACGTCACGAACGTGTATAACGCAATTTTATATCCGGTTTTTGATTTTATTTTCATTTCACTTGAATTTTACGCAATCCAACAAATATTGTTTCTTATTATCCGACCATCCGGCGGCATGGTTTATCGCTTTTCGGTCGTCGTCGTGTACGAACTCACAAACCCAACCGCCGACGCTTGATTTTTGAACTAACCGAACCAATTTTCCAACTATAAAAGAACGCAATTTGTAATACCCGGAATTTTCCCCAACAAACAAAACCCGTCTTTCTGCATTTATTTCGGGCGGATTTTCGATTTGCGGGCGTTTCTCCCTTTCCGAATATGTTTGTACCCGTCTGAAATCATTTTTGATTGAACGGCGGGAAATTGCCCCGTAATCGGGTTGCCTCTTTTTGATTCTCATTTTTTATATCTCCATTTATAACCCTTATGCAAATTTCCTTTCCCTTTACATACCTTACAAATTGCCGTTGCCGAAAAATTGCCTTTTCGGGCGGCTTCTTGTATGCTAACAAATACATTTACAACAATACCGTTTTTTATTTGCTCAACCGCTTTTTCGTGGTGCGGTTTCGCTTTTTTTTCCAATCCAGAAAGCCGCCGCAACTAATCTATGAACACGGAACATTTTCCCGGTTCCATTTTTCCATAAACTAATTATTTTATATCCTTTCAAATATCCGCCTTTCATTAGAAACGCATCCTTTTTTAAGGAACGAACATTGCCATAATTAGAAATTTGATAATGTCCTTTGTAATCCTCAATATCTTTCCAAATTTGCATACTCATTTTTCATTAATTCAATCATTATCATATTGCCGGAATATATACGCATTTTCGTTTTATCCCCATTCTCCCAACATGAATGATGTTCAAAACATAGTATATTTATATTTCTTGCATCATGCGCCATTTCGGGAAACGCTCCACGGGTCAATATATGCGAACAATAAA